TACGAGTCTGGCGATTCATTGAAGGATGACAAGATCATCATCAGCGAGTCGCAGGACGTGACAGCAATCATCGAAGCGAACAAGCGCTCGGCTAATGAAATCGACAAGCACCAAAAATATGGTGAGTGGTCGAAAGTGGCGTCGATACCATTGAACCTGTACTACGACTTGAAACGGCAGGGCATCGTTGATGACCCTGCCCGTTTTAAGAAGTGGCTAAACGATTCTGACAATCGGTTTTTTAGGACGAGAGGAGGCCGCGTCTAGTGGCTGTAACGACCTATTCAGAATTGCAGGCGGCGGTCGCGGATTGGCTAAACCGCACCGACCTCACGTCGGCAATTACAGATTTTATTTCGCTCGCTGAGGCAGAGTTCCAGCGAACGATCCGTCATCGAAAGATGATCACTCGCAGCGACGCAACAATCGACAGCGAGTATTCAGCGACGCCGGCAGACTGGTATCAGAGCGTGTCGCTGGTTTTAAAAACAGACCCGGTGCATCCGCTTGAGTATGTAACGAACGAAGCGATGAACGAGCTCAAGAGCTCTAGCAGCGCAACGGGTAAGCCGAACTACTACACGCATGTCGGCACTGAAATCCAGGTGTTTCCTGCGCCGGACGGCACGGGCTACACGGGCGAGCTCGTTTACTACGGGAAGATCGACCCGCTCACTGACAGCAACACGAGCAACTGGTTACTCGATATCGCGCCTGACATTTATCTCTACGGCACGCTCGTGCAAAGCGCGCCTTACTTGCGCGATGACGAGCGCACTGGCGTGTGGGCATCGCTGTACCAAAAAGGAATTGAAGAGCTGATCGTTTCAGATCAGAGAACGCGCGGGCAGACATCTGTGCGCATGAAGACGAGGGCATTGCAGTAATGGCATTCACTGACTATTTAGAAAACAAACTGGTCGCGCACACTTTCTCAAACACTGCGTACACGTCGCCTACCACGGTTTACGTTGCGCTCTACACGGTCGCACCGACTGATTCAACGTCGGGCACGGAAGTGAGCGGCGGCGCCTACGTGCGCCAGAGTGCGGCGTTCACAACGACTGGCAACGCAGCGACCAACTCGGCAGCGATCGAGTACCCAACTGCGACCGCTGGCTACGGCACGGTTGTGGCTGTCGCGATCCTTGACGCATCGAGCGGCGGCAACATGCTGGCCTACGCAAGCCTCGCGGCAAACAAAACAATCGATACCGGGGACGTGTTCCGAATCCCGGCTGGTGATCTGGATATTACGCTCGACTGATGACGCAACCGACGGGCTTTGGATATGGTGCTTGGAGTGCTGGCAGATATGGCGAATGGTCATACAAAGACGCCTCCGCGACTATCGCGGCGAGCTCAGCATTTGCTGCGGATAGCGAACGCGTCCAACAAGGAACCGCTGCAGGAAGTAGTACGTCGAGCTTCACAAGTGCTGGGACGCGAGTACGAACTGGTAGCGCGACTATCGCGGCAGCATCAACCTTCACAGCCTCCGCGTCGCGAGTCCACCCAGGCTCAGCAACAATCGCAGCAAGCTCAACCTTCACCGCTGACAGCGAACGAATCCACACCGGCAGCGCTAGTGCCACGAGCGCTTCGAGCTTTACGGCGTCTGGCCAAATCGTTGCGGTGGGCGCTGCGACGATCACTGCCACATCTACCTTCACCGCCATCGGCGGCAAAGTGCAAGACGGCGCTGCAAGTATCAGTGCTGTCTCTACGGTTACTGCTAGTGGCGAGCTTAAGTGGAATTCACAAGGCGATGCATCGACAAGCTGGAGCGATCAGGCAGCGGCTACAAAAACATGGACAAATCAAACAAGCGCTTCGACAGATTGGTCGGAAGCTGCATAGGAGTTAGGGAATGGCATCCACGTACTTAAATGACCTTCGCGTCGAGGAACAGGCGACCGGCGAAAACAGTGGCACCTGGGGCAACAAGGTTAACTCAGCTTTTTCGCAAATCGCTGAGGCGTTCAGCTATGGCACTAAGCAGCTCGCGGCTGACTCGGATGAGACGTTCACAATGCCGGACGGCACCAGCGACGGCACTCGATCGCTCTATTTAAAGATCACGTCTGCGGGATCTCTGACTGCGACGCGCACGGTCACGCTTGGCCCTAACACCGTCAGCAAACTTTGGATTATCGAGAACGCTACAACTGGCTCCCAATCGATAACCATCGCCCAGGGCTCTGGCGGCACGGTCACGATCCCGACCGGCGCAGTGAAGATAGTTTATTCAGACGGCGCCGGGGCCGGCGCTGCCGTAGTGGATGCGCTTACTGATGTTTATTTGGCAAGCGTTGATCACGCTGCATTTGGAGATAACAAAAAAGCCATCTTCGGCGCTGGCTCTGACTTACAGATTTATCATGATGGTACTAGCAATATATTTGCTGGAAACATTGTTATTGATGGTAGCGATGCCAGTACATCAATTGCCTCACCAGCGGCACTCAACCTAAAAGCTGGAGACGCTAACAACGAGTATTCCACATTGCGTTTAGCGACTAGCGCAGATGGTTCGCTAGCAATGATTGGTGCAAAAGCTACGACAACAGGCGCTTATCCTAATAGTGTAGGGCAACTTGAGTTAGCTGTTCAAAATGGAGCAAGCACGAACACAGTCTTAACTGCAACCTCCACAGGCATCGACGTAACCGGGACGGTGACTACTGACAATCTTACTATTGATGGTGGAGCTTCCGCTTTTGGTGCAACCGCTTCAGATGCCTATATTATGCGGGCTGACGGAACAGGAACAGCGCCTTTTGATTTAGCTGGGTCTTTAGTTTATCAGCCTCGTTCAACAGACAGCAACGGATACGGCGATCATTTATTTTATACTGGAAGTACCCAAAAGTTACGTCAGAAAATCGCAGCGGACGGAGACATCAGCTTCTACGAAGACACTGGCACGACTGCGAAGCTCTTCTGGGATGCTTCGGCAGAGTCGCTGGGGATTGGTACTGCGCCTGCTGCCGGTAATACACTAGACATTTCTAGTGGCGACGGAACAATCAGAGTAACCCAAGAGTTAGATGTTGCTACTGCTGGTCTAAATCTGATTGGTGCATCTAATCAAGGCACTTTAGGTCGCATAACAATATGGCAGAACGCTACTTCAGCACAAGGCGGGTACATCAGATTTGATACTTGCCCTACTGGTACAAATACTCTTACAGAAGCCATGATCATCGATTCCTCTGGCGATTTGAATTTAGTTGACAGTGGGCTATCAAGTTTAAACTTTACAACTGACGGTTCTACGGATTACGCAAGAATCACAGGGGGAAAGTCAGGATCAGGCATAGGTGAACTTCAGTTTTGGACTTACGCTGGCGGTATTTCTCAGGCGGCTACAATAGACCAAAACGGCAAGTTGCTGGTTGGGAAAAGCGCAAGCGACTACGCAACCGAAGGCGTTGAAATCCGTTCAAACGAAGTACTTATCACTAAATCAACGACTAACCCTTTAAGCGTAAGAAATGGTACAGACGGTGGGCTGATATCGTTTAACTCAGCGGGAACCGGCGTCGGCTTTATTGGCGCTAAATCTACTGTATTAACAATTGGAAACAACAACACTGGCGGCGTTATTTTTGGATATAGCTCAGGCCATACGTTTATCGAGCCTTGCGATACAGCCGGAGCATCTACTGACGATTTAGCTACGTTGGGGTCAAGTACAAAAAGATTCCGTGACCTCTACCTGTCAGGCGGTGCTTACATAGGCGGCACAGCCGCAGCGAACAAGCTGGACGATTATGAGGAAGGGACGTTTATTCCATCTATTGATATTGAGTCAGGTGGCACTGTCAGCACATCTAGCAGCTACGGCTCATATACAAAAATCGGACAACAAGTGATAGTGCATTTCGGTTATTCGGTTACTGGCACGTCAGGTGCTGGTGCTTCGTATGCGCTTCAATTCGGAAATATACCATTTGCCGCAAAATCTGGTGCGATTGAAGGATACCCAATCACTATAAGACTTCAATCCGCATCATCAGCAGTATATGGATGGTACGGAAGATTATACGGGTCTCTGACTACTGGAAGAATAGAGGCTTATTCCACAGGCGGAACCGCCTTAATAAATTCTTCTAGCTATATTGGTAGCGGAACAAAAATAGATATAACGATAGCTTTTGAAACTACATCTTAATTATCTCAAGTGGATCTTGAGACGGACAGTCCAACAAAAGGAGAAAAAATATGGCTTTATCAGAAGCAACACTAAACGACAAGATTGAAGTCGTTAATCAAGGTTCTTGGTCTTGTGTACAAGTAAGAACCGCAACAGTAATCAGTCGTGATGGCGAAGAGATCTCTAGGTCTTTCCATCGTCATGTAGTCATGCCAGATGCTGATCTATCATCAGAAGACTCGGACGTATCAGCGATCTGCACCACAGTTTTTACACAAGCCTGTAAAGACGCATACGCGGCTCACCTTGAGTCACAAGGAGCTAACTAATGGCAACACAATGGGTCATATCTACACTTGAACGCGAGCTATCTGACGGGGGCGTTTTCGTCGCACACTGGAGAGCTACTGATGTAGACGGAGACTACTCTGCGTCTAGCTACGGCACTTGCGGCTTTACCTATGACGCATCTGCTTCCGACTTCACGCCTTATGACGATCTCACGGAGTCTCAGGTACTAGGATGGTGCTGGGCTAATGGTGTTGACCAAGACGCTATCGAGGCATCGCTTGCAGCCAAGATTGAAAGCGACAAGAACCCAACTCAAGCTAACGGAGTGCCTTGGTAATGATCGACCTCTGGACTGTCATAAACATCTTCACCGCTGTCGTTACGCTGGCCTCTGCGGTTGCAGCAGTCACGCCAACGACTAAGGATGACGAGTTCATCGCTAAGTACCTCAAGCCGGTCATTGATGCGCTTGCGTTAAATGTCGGGCACGCGAAGAAGTAAATGGAAAACGCGCTGCTCCAACAACTCGTCAACCGCTTAGATAAGCTAGACGAGAAACTCGATGTACTGGTAGCAACGATGGCGCGCTACGACGAGCGTCTCTCCGCCGGCAATAGCAAGTTCGAGAGACACGAATTCAGACTCGATCACATCGAGGGTCGAGTTAACAACATAGAAAACTCGCTCAGCAAGCTGGGCGGTAAAAATATAATTTGGGAGCGAGCTGCGTGGATAGTCTTTAGCGCGGCAGTGGCATTGTTGGTGAAGTATGGACAATGACCGAAATCAGCAGCGAGAGCGTCATCTCGATCCCGTTAAGAAATCTAATTGCTATGGGAGCTGGGCTCGTCATGGCAACGACCGCATACGTAACGATCACGACCAGGCTAACTCAGCTAGAGCATGCGCAGCAGATGCAAGCTGTCGAGGTGGCCCGCAACACTGACTTCACAGTCACCTGGCCCAAAGAGGGTCTACTCCAGGCAGACGTTGAACAGTTTGCCCGCATCGACACGATCGAAACCGATCTTGAAGAGA